GAAGGCGCGGCCAGGGCGGTGACCTCCAGCAGGGACTCACAGTGCATCAGCAGGTCGTCGGCGTCGTCCATCTGGGCCCAAAGATCGTGGGAATTTGCCATTTTTTCATTTTTCGCCATGGTTTTCCATCCTTTCAGGTTGAAAGGAAGGGGCGAAAGTGCTATACTGTTTTCGCCCCTTCCTGGGGTAGGGGGAGAATCCGTGGAGCTTTGGAACGGCCTGTCACGGATTCTCTTTTTCGTTTTGGCGGATCTCCTGATCCACCAGGTCGATGCCGTGCTCGATCACGGCGGTCTTCGTGACGCCGAGGGCGTCGGCGCAGCGCTCCAGCTTTTCGACTGTCTCAGGAAGAAGCCGGACCTGGAATTTTGTCGACCGAGGATTGTCAATTTTCGGCCGACCAGTGCGTGGGCTCATTCACTCACCTCCCGAGATCTATTATAATCTGTCATGACAAAAAGTCAACACCTTTTTGCGAATTTACAAATGTTGAAAATAAGTGGAAAATGTGCAAAAAATTCGGAAATCACGACACGAAAGTGCCGGGAAATACTGCAAGGTTGTGAAAAGTGCCGCTAACGGGTATCAACGGGCACCTACCAAGACCTGCGCAGACCTGCGGTCAGTACGGTTGAAATGCGCCTGGACATGTGATAAGGTTAAGCTGCAAAACGAAGCGGAGAGGGCAAAAGCCCGCTCCGCTTTTTACGTGAGGAGGCAGAGCATGGCAAGCACAGGGCCGGACTGCCGCACCTGCTGGAAGCGCGGCAGCTGCGCCATGGCCCGGGACGGGGGTTTTTGCACGGCCTGGCAGAGCCGCGAGCCTCAGCCGCGCGGGCAGGACCAGGCGGACGCCTGGAGCCGGGGCGAGGAAGAGTGACCGAGAAGCGCTGCAAGGAGAGCGACCCCTTCTACCACACGACAGCGTGGAAGCGGCTGCGAAAGATGGCGCTGGAGCGCGACCGGGGGATGTGCTGCGAGTGCATGCGCAAGTACCAGATGGGGATCATGCGGCACCCGCACCGGGCCGAGATGGTCCACCACATCATCCCGGTGCAGGAGCGGCCAGACCTGGCGCTGCGCCTGGACAATCTGGAATCGCTCTGCAGCGCGTGCCACAATGAGAAGCATCCGGAAAAGGGCGGCGGCGGGCCGAAGGAAAAGTCCAGGCCGGAGCAGCATCACCAGATGCGCATCATCAAAATCTGAAAGAAGGGCATCAGCATGAATGACAACCTGAAAGCCCAGCACATGGAGCAGATCAACGACCCCAGAGCGCGGGACATGTACGACGCGCTGTGCGCGGCCTGCGAAGACCGCGAGGGCGGGATGACCGACGCCGATCAGATGCTCGTCGCCGACGCGGCGATGGCGGAGCAGATCAAGCAGCAGCTGCTGCAGGACATCCGCGAGCGGGGGATCGGCAGCCAGCAGCACAACGGGCGGCAGAGCTACTGGCAGGACAATAAGAGCGTGCCGCAGCTTCGGGCCTACAGCGACCAGCAGCGCAAACTGCTGGCGGAGCTGAGGCTCACGCCGCAGGCGCGGAAGGCCGAGCAGCAGAGCTTCCCGGCCGCCGATGACTTCGACGACTTCCCGGACGCATAACCAGCAGCAAGAGATCGACGATGCGGTGGCGAGGATCATGGCCTACGCGACCGCCTCGGCAGATGAGGGCAGCCCCGTCTGCCGGAAAACCAGGCAGGCCTGCCGCCGCTTCCTGGACGATCTCAAAAGAGCCGAGGACCCGGCCTGGCCGTGGCGCTTCGACCGCACGAAGGCCGCGCGGCCGATCCTCTTCATCGAGCGCTTCCTGGCGCCGACCAAGGGCGACTACAGCCGGATGGAGCTGCTGCCCTGGGAGTGCTTCGTCGAGGGGAATCTGTACGGCTGGGTGGACAAACAGACCGGGCTGCGGCGCTTCCGCGAAGGGCTGATCCTGGTCGGCACCGGCAACGGGAAGAGCACCCTGATGGCCGGCAACGCGACCTTCGGCGCGTGCAAGGACGGCGAGCGGGGTGCGGACATCTACCTGCTGGCCAATTCCAAGGAGCAGGCGGGCATTGTCTTCAACGAGTGCCGCAACCAGATCATGGCCTCGCGCTACCTCGCGCCGCGCTTCCGGACGCTGCGCGACGGCGTCTACTACGACGCGGAGCGGGCGACGATCCGCAACCGGAGCAGCGACAGCAAGCGCCTGGACGGCCTCAACCCGCACATGGCGATCTTCGATGAGATCCACGAGTACCGGGACTTCAAGCTGATCAACGTGTTCAAACGGAAAGCTCCGAAGAGGCAGCAGCCGCTGATCCTGTACATCAGCACGATGGGCAGCGTGATCGACGGGCCGCTGGCGTACTACTACGACCTCTTCGCGGACGCCATCGCCGGAAAGCTCGACCCGGCCGTGGGCGACAGGATGTTCGGCTTCATCTGTGAGCTGGACGACACCGACGACATCGAGGACAGCAGCAAGTGGATCAAGGCGAATCCGTCGCTCGGCCACCTGCTGCAGCTGAGCGACCTGAAGCAGATCTGGGAGCGCGACAAGCACATCCCGCAGCAGCGCGCCGACTTCATCACGAAGCAGCTCAACATTATGGTCAACGCCGACGACATGGCTTTCGTGCAGCCGGAAGTGCTGAAGCGCAACAGGGACACGATCGACGAAGGCGAGCTGCTGGGCCGGCGGTGCTACGGGGGCTTCGACCTGTCGGACCGCGAGGACTTCACGGCCGCGGCGCTGGAGTTCCCGCTCGACGACGGGCGGATCTTCGTCAAGCTGCACAGCTGGGTGCCGCGGGCGAAAGTCGAGGCCGACATGGAGAAGATCGACTACTACGGGCTCGCGATGCGCGGCCTGCTGACGATCTGCGACGGCGACTACGTCGACCAGGAAAAGGTCTTTCAGTGGTTTTTGGCGCAGCGGGAGAAGTACGAGATCGTGCGGATCGGGTACGATCCGGCAAAAGCCTGGAAGCTGCGGCAAATGCTGGAGGCGAAGGGCTTCGACTGTGAGGTCGTCCGGCAGGGGCCGCTGACGCTGAGCGACCCGATGCAGGACATCCGCGAGCTGCTGAGCGCCGGCCGGGTCGTGAGCAACAGAGACCCGATGCTGGAGTGGTACACCGACAACGTGAGGATCAGCAGCGAAAGACGCCACACCGACAAGGGCAACATGATGCCGAGCCGCCGCAACAAGTACCGCAAGATCGACGGCTTCGCGGCCTGGCTGGACGCCCACGTCGTCGACATGGAGGCCAATCCCGCGGGCGTCGTGCACGTCGCCCCGAAGGTTTACACACTGCCTGAGCTGAGCAGGCTCGGACGAAGGAGAGAGAGGATCGCAAGATGAAGCTGCCATTTCGCAAGAAAAGGGCCGAGGCCTCCGGCGCGGCCCCGCGGGAGCCGACCGCGGCCAGCAGGGCGCCGGCGCTGCGGCAGGTGCACCACCTGCGGGCGGACGCGACGCTGCGCGGCAGCGAGCTGATCTACGCCGCGGTGAGCCGCATCAGCTCGACGATGGCCAGCCTGCCGATGCACCTGTACAAAGGCTGGGAGATCCAGAGCGCGCACCCGCTGGAGCAGCTGGTCTGCCGGCAGCCTAACGCCAACTTCACCAGGTTCAGCTTCGTGCAGACGATGGAAGCCCTGCGCAACACCGAGGGCAACGCCTACGCTTTGATTGTGCCGGACAACCTGGGCGCGGCGCGGCGGCTGGACATCCTCGACCCGACGTACGTGACGCCCGCCCTGCATCCGGAGACCGGAGAGATCTGGTACTACGTGACGCTGGACGGCGAGCGGCGGCCGATCCCCGGCAGCAGCATGATCGCGCTGAAGCACATGAGCGGCAACGGTCTCAAGGGTATCCGGCCGATCGACGTGCTGCGCGGCAGCCTGGATTTTGACCGGCAGACGAAAGAGCTCAGCCTGGATCAGCTGGACGGTGTCAATCATGGCATTATGTTGACCGTGCCGAACACCGGCCTGGGCCCGGAGGAGCGCGCGCGCGTGGTGCAGGATTTCTTCGAGGCGTATGAGCAGAGCGACCGGAAGGTCGTCGTCCTGGAGGGCGGGCTGCAGGCCACGACCTTCAAGCAGGATGCGGTGGACAGCCAGCTGCTGGACGTCGAGAAGATCACGCGCGGCCGCGTGGCGACGGTCTACATGATCCCGCCGCACATGCTGGGCGACTACTCCAGCGCGAAACCGAGCACGATGGAGCAGCAGATGATGGAGTATCTGACGCTGACCATCATGCCGATCGTCGCGCAGTGGGAGGCCGAGCTGAACCGGAAGCTGCTGACGCCCGCCGACCTTCGGGCCGGCTACACCTTCCGCTTCGACATGGACGAGGTTGCGCGCGCCGACCTGGTGAGCCGCGCCAATGCCGAGCAGATCGCGATCCGCGGGGGCTTCAAGCGCCCGAACGAAGTGCGCGCCTCGGAGGGCCTCCCGCCGGATCCGTACGGCGACAGGCTGATGACCAGCCGCGACCTCATCCCGCTGGAGATCGCCGTGGAGCATCCGGAAATGCTCCTCGGCGCAGCGGGGGCTTCATCCTCCGGAGAAGGGAGGGATGAAGCATGAGCATCGACATCTACCGACGCGCGGACGGCAGCGGCGAGCTGCAGCTGGACGGCGTGCTGGAGACCGAGGAAAGCTGGTGGAACAGCGACGGCACCGTCGTAGCCCGCGAGTTCCGCCGGGCGCTGAAGGCGTGCAAGGACGTGACGGTCTACATCAACAGCCCGGGCGGGGACGTGATGGCCGGCGCGGAGATCTACACCGCGCTGCGGGAGCACAGCCAGAGCGGCCGCGGCCACGTGACCGTGAAGATCTCCGGCATCGCGGCCAGCGCGGCCAGCGTCGTCGCCATGGCGGGCGACACCATCCTGATGAGCCCGGTCGCGTACATGATGATCCACAACCCGTGGAGCATCGCGCAGGGCGACGCGCGGACGATGCGCCAGACGGCCGACGTGCTGGACACGGTGGCCGAGGGCCTGATCGCCGCGTACCAGCTGCGCACCGGCAAGAGCCGCGATGAGATCACGGCCATGCTGGACGCGGAGACCTACATGAGCGCGCAGGAGTGCGTGGATGAGGGCTTCGCGGACGGGATCCTCTACCAGGACGGCACGATCGGCAGCGACGACACGCACAAGGCGACCAAGGCCAGGATGACCTCCAAGGCCTACGGCGCTCAGGCTGTGTGCGCGCTGATCCGCGAACACCACCCGGCTCCGGAGGAGCCCGAAGCGCCCGACGACACCGCCTGGCGCGAGGAGATCGCCGCAAGAGCGGCAGCGACTGCCGCAGCGGCTGCGGCGATGATCGGATAAGGAGGAAAAGACGATGGACATCACCGAGATGAAGAATTTGTGGAGCAGCCTGGGCGCCCAGGTGCGCGACTGCTCCGCGCAGCTGATGGCCATGGCCGGCGACAAGAGCGCCAGCCGTGAGGACATCGAGAAGAAGAACGGCGAGCTGCAGGATCTGCAGGCCCGCCTGACGGCCGCGAAGGCCGCCTACGACCAGGAGCTGGCCGCCCAGGGCGCGCAGCTCCAGCCCGAAAAAGGGGAGGAAAAGCCCATGAACACGGAGATCCGCAAGTCCAATGAATACGCCCGCGCTTTCGCTTTTGCCCTGCGCAACGGCCTCAAGCCGAGCAACGCGCGCGGCGTCGAGCAGGCGAAGATCCTCTTCGACGCGATGACCGAGGGCGGCGGCAGCCCTGCCGGCGCGGACGGCGGCTTCCTGGTCCCGATCGACGTCGAGACCCAGATCCGCGAGAAGCGCCGCGCGCTGCAGCCGCTGGCCGATCTCTTCGCGCAGGAGACCGTGACGGCCCCGACCGGCTGGCGCGTGATCGACACCGCCCCGACCGCCGGCATGCCCGCCATCGATGAGATGGGCACGGTCACCACGCCGGACCAGCCCGCCTTCGTGAAGGTGCCCTTCACGCTGGCCAAGTACGGCCAGATCGTCCCCGTCAGCAACGAGCTGATGAAGGACAACACCGCCGGGCTCTTCGCCTACCTGTCCACCTGGTACGCGAAGAAGCTGGTCAACACCGAGAACAACCTGCTGCTGGGCGTGCTGGACGACCTGACCGGCGCCGCTCTGGGCAACGATCCGCTGGCCGGCCTGAAGACTGCCCTCAACGTGACGCTGGACCCGGCGATCAGCGCCAGCGCCGTCATCATCACCAACCAGAGCGGCTTCAACGCCCTGGATCAGCTGAAGGATGGTCAGCAGCGCCCGCTGCTGCAGCCCGATCCCACCAACGCGACGCTCTACCGCGTGCTCGGCCGCGAGGTCCGCGTGCTGAGCGACGCCCAGCTGCCCAACGCCACCGGCACTGCGACCACCGCGCCCATCTACATCGGCGACGGCACCCAGTACGCCTGCCTCTTCACGAAGGAGGGCTTCGAGTTTGTCAGCACCGACGTCGGCGGCAACGCTTTCCGGACCGACAGCACCGAGGTGCGCGGCCTGATCCGCCTGGGCGTGAGCAAGTTCGACACCGACGCGATGGTGCTCCGCACGATCGCGGTCTGATAAGGGGAGGCGGCGCAGATGGCAAGCCTTGACCAGGTCAAAGCCTTCGCGGGCGCCGATCCGGACACGGACGACACCGCCCTGGCCATGTGCCTGAAGGCCGCCGTGGCGTGGTACAGCGCGGCGGGTGTGACCGCCGAGAGCACCAGCGACGCGGACGGCTATGACTTCTGGGTGTGCAACCTGGCCGCCTTCTTCTACGACCACCGCGGCGGGGACGCCGAGATCCCCGCGCCGATCGTGCACAGCGTGCATCAGCTGAGGGCGGTGAGCGTATGACAGCAGGCGACCTGAAGCATCTGATCACGCTGCAGCGGCCGGAGGGCTACACGCTCAGCGCGGACGGCCAGCGCAAGCTGCAGTACGTCGTGGCCGCTCACGTCTACGCCAGCA